AAAGAAATTAATTATGAGAAAATACGTATATTTGCTCATCAATTACTAGATAGCCCTTCTAAAATTAAGACCGTCTGCAGCATCTGTAGGCCAATCAACACATGATCTGACTTTATCAGCCAACGATTGTCTAAGATGACCATGTTCATCAACAAGTTGACTTCCTTTAGTATATCGCTGACCGCGAAACCTAGAAAGTGTTTCAAGCGCGTCATCAACACCACGAATAACAACCAACTGCTTGTCAGAAAACCCATAGAGTGTTTTCAAGAAATTTTCAGCACTGGATGAAACATATTTTACGAACTTTACCATAGTTCGTACATCAACCTGTTTGCCGTATATGATACCGGTAGCTGTGTTGAGATTCTCAACCACAACATCGTCACGATAAGACAATGCAGTGTCGACGACTGATGCATAATAATCCAAAAAGTATGAAGACGGTTTATCGACCGATAAACCCCTACCAAACTTTTCGATGACACGCACCACGTCCCGCACAAGTTGATACTTATCGTCTGAATCCTTCACAAACACTGAAGAGCAAAATTGCACAGCGCGCCGTTTACCAACACGTTTCATGGTAAAACCCCATTTCTCCAAAAGATATACGTCATGTGACGCAGTCATTGGTTTTCGAGTAACCATGACGCTGTCGTCACCTTTTATCAGTAATGCAACTATGCCAATATCGCTGAAACAATCAAGGTATGCAAATAGCAACACGATACAGTTGGTAGCCAAAGTAGCCGCACTGCCGCTACGGTTTCCAAACATTGTGACAAATGATAGATGCAAAGCATGATTAAATATAGTCGATTCACCAGTGGCTTTGCGCCACATCTTTACTATATCAGGATCTACGCCCATACATTCCATCAATTGCAATACAAGTGAAAAACACGTCCAGTCCTGTGCTTTGTCAAACTTTGAAATGTCGATTTCATACACATAGCAATCTTGTCGATCCAAGTATTCGTCAGCCCAAACACCACTAGTGTGTTCATCGGCGCCAAAAGCTAACCTGATATTCGTGTCGAACATAGCAATCAACCGCTCAACTACGAAAGTAAAGACCCCGACAGTAAGTGATATTATGTCCTTAGTATGAAATACTACAGTTTGTCCAATTCCTACCTGTCCCTGAGGCTCCATCGACAACATCGGTTTAGGAGCAGTTTTAGGCATGAGGTTGTATTTCGACGGAT